TCGGTAAGATCGCTGCTATCAAGTATAACATGCGTATCAAAAATAAAGCTGGCGAGGAATCTTTGTTCCTGCCTATTGTGTTAGAAATTCGTGAAGACAAACAAGTGGCTGATGCCAGTGGAGATATCAAATGATTTTAGAAACAATGATTCGTCAAAAAAGATTCTTTAATGAAATGTCAAAAGAGGATATTCAAGAAGCAAAATACTTTTTTGAAAAACATTCTTGGAAAAACGGATGTCCTTTTATTTTAGAATATCCATATACCAGCGTTCCAGATATGATTAAAGACAAGATGGTGCACAAGACTTTGGGTATAGAGTTTGATCGCCGTCATCACTGGGTATAATAATGAACAAGATGTATGTGTTGGTTGGTGTTCCTGCCTCTGGAAAGACTACTTGGATTAAGAATCAAACATGGGCATTAGGGTTGAATGTTGTTTCGACTGATGCATTCGTTGAGGACTATGCCAAGAAACAAGGTAAGACTTATTCTGAGGTGTTTCAAGAGTACATGCCAACAGCTGTGGATAAAATGGCTGAGCATGTTGTGTTCTGTCGCGATAACAAATTAGATTTGATTTGGGATCAAACTTCAACTACAATAAAAACACGTGCGAAAAAGATTCGCATGTTACCTGAGTATTACAAAATTGCAGTTGTATTTAAGACACCATCGACTGCAGAGTTGCAAAAGCGTTTGGCTTCTCGACCAGGAAAAGAAATTCCCTGGGATGTTGTGTCTACGATGGCTTCGCAGTTAGAAGCTGAGCCACCTTCTTTAGAAGAAGGTTTCGATGAAATTTGGTATGCAGAGTAAATATATGAACGACCTAGAAACATATGAAGACTTCCATAAAAGAATGGAAGAGAAATATCCTAAAATCCTTTCAGGGGCTTACGGTGGAATTGCCATTGGTCGAGGTTGGTGGCTTATCCTTGATAAACTATTGGCGACAATTCAAAATTATCTTGACTGGAAAAACCGCGAGTCTGAAGTTGTACCTCAAGTAGTTGTAGAACAGATTAAAGAAAAGTTTGGTGGTCTTCGTTTTTACTATCAGGGTGGTGATTCATATATCTCTGGTCTAGTTGACATGACCGAGACATGGGCATCTGTAAGCTGTGAAGAATGCAGTGGATATGGGATAAGAAGAAGCGGTGGTTGGATTCGCACCCTGTGCGATAAACACGAAGCTGAATATCAAGAAAGAAAGAAAAATGAGTGAATACATTCCTGATAAGTGGGTTATGATAAAACTAACCCACAAAGGTAACCCAATCTATAAGATCCTTGCCACTTGGTATGGTGGCTATGGCGGTTCTGATAGTTGGAAGCTGAATAGTGGCATTACCAAAATTGAAGAAGATGGTCAGACATATTTGTTTCACGGATCAAGTGGTAGCGTATATCGCTGCCATAAACAAGCATATGGAATGAACATGTACACTCGCGGTGTGTTGTCAAACTTTCAAAAGCAAGCTAGTGAAGCTGAAGATCTAACATTGGAATTGTTAGATGAAACAACTAATTTTATGGAGATACATTATGAATAAGTGGACAGTAGATATTCAAGAGTCACCTACAGGCGAACAGTTTATTGTGTTTCCTCCCGAGGCTATGGAACAAGTCGGTTGGAAAGAGGGTGACGAGATTGAATGGCATGATAACGGTGATGGTTCTTGGCTTCTGCAAAAGAAAGAACCTGAAAAGGTTTGGGTCATGGTAGAGGCTCTTCAAACTTTCCGTATGCGTTATATGGTTGAAGTTCCTGCAACTAATCCTGAATGGGCGCTGGACACTGTAACACTTAATGAAGCTAAAGAGTTTTCTCAGCTGGCACTACCTGAAGTTATTTCAAGCCATCGTGTCTTGACTGAAGAACAAGCTATCGCTATGTGTGATATTGATAATGATTATACCAAGAATTGGTCTAAAGAACAAAAGATGAAAGCATTCTTTACCAAGGATGGTGAAAAGGTAGAACTATAATGTTTGTATTTGACGTTGAAACCCTTGGTGTTGATTCAAACTCGGTTGTACTATCTGCTGCCCTTGTCTACTTTGAGGGTGGTGAAACTTATCAAGAGCTACTTGATAATGCCTTGTTTGTTAAGTTCAAAGCTAAAGAACAAATTGAGATGAAACGCCAAGTTGACGTTGGTACTCTTGAATGGTGGAAGAATATTCACCCATATATTCGTAAGTGTTCTTTCGAGCCTTCAGGTGATGATGTAACTGCAGCTCAAGGGTTTGCAATCATGCATGATTGGCTTAACAAGTATCCTAATTACCAGAAACAAATTATGTGGGCACGTGGTTCTCTTGATCAAATGGTAATTGATAACCTAGCAAGAAAAGTTGACTGTCAACCATTAACAGGGTATAATATGTGGAGAGACGTAAGAACTGCGGTTGATTGTTTGTATGGTTCATCTAACGGTTATGTTGAAGTCGTCAAAGATGGATTTGATCGTACAGCTGTTATTAAGCATCACCCAGTTCACGACTGCGCTCTTGACGCTATGATGTTGCTCTATGGAAAACAAGTTTAATGGAATTTTACACAAACGTACAAGTTGCTGGTGATAAGGTTTTAGTTCGTGGTTACGAACATGGTAAACCATACCAGCGACGAATTGAATTTATGCCAACGCTTTTTGTTAATGCAAAAAGCCAAACTAAATGGCAAACTCTAGATGGAGCTTACGTTGATGAGGTTCAACCAGGCTCCATTCGCGATACACGCGACTTCCTGAAACGCTATGATGGTGTTCAGGGTTTCAGTGTTTTTGGTCAAACAAACTATGCTCTTCAATATCTTAGCGATACATATGACTATGATATCAACTGGGATATGGAACAGATCAAAGTCTTTACCATTGATATTGAGACTAAAACTGAAGAAGGTTTCCCAAATATCTCAACTGCTAATGAAGAGATTCTTCTTATCACTATTAAAGATCTAGCATCAAAACGTATGATTACGTTTGGTGTTGGTGCATTTGTTCATAACCGCGATGATGTTATCTACATTAATTGTAATAACGAACAGCACCTGCTTAAAGAGTTTATCATCTGGTGGCAACAAAACTATCCAGATATTATCACTGGTTGGAACACTGACTTCTTTGACGTACCTTATTTGATTCGTCGTCTTACACGCGAGCTTGGAGAGTCGCTTGCTAAGAAAATATCACCATGGGGTATGATCACTGAACGTAAAACATTCATCAAAGGTAATGAAGAAATCCACTATGACATTTCTGGTATTAGTCAGCTTGACTATCTCCAGCTGTATAAAAAGTACACTTACTCCAAGCAAGAGTCCTACAAACTGGACTACATTGCAGAGCAAGAACTAGGCGACAAGAAGAAAGAGAATCCTGGCGATACATTCCGAGACTTCTATACTTTCCACTGGCAACAGTTTGTTGAGTATAACATTCATGACGTTGAACTTGTTGACAAGCTAGAAGATAAGATGCGATTGATTGAACTGCACCTTACTATGGCTTACCAAGCCAAGATTAACTATGAAGATGTTTACTCACAGGTTCGTATGTGGGATGCTATTATTTACAATCACCTGCGCAAAAAAGGTATTGTAATTCCTATGAAAGAGCATAACGGTAAGAGTGAGCAGTTTGAAGGTGCTTATGTTAAAGATCCGATTGTAGGTCAGCATAAGTGGGTAGCTTCATTCGACTTGAACTCTCTGTATCCTCACCTAATTATGCAGTACAATATCTCACCTGAGACTTTGACGCATGAAAAGATCTCTTGTACAGTGGATAAACTACTTGCTCGAGAAATTGACACATCATACGCACACAAACGTGACCTTTCTCTTACTGCTAACGGTTGGTGTTATCGTAAAGACATCAAAGGGTTTATGCCTGAGTTGATGGAACAGATGTATGCTAACCGTTCAAAGTTCAAGAAGCAGATGCTTGGTGTACAGCAAAAGTACGAACACGACAAAGGTAATAACGATCTGCGTAAAGAAATCAGTCGACTGAATAACCTTCAGATGGCTATGAAGATTGCTCTAAACTCAGCTTATGGTGCCATGGGTAACCAGTACTTCCGTTACTTTGATATTCGTATGGCTGAAGGTATTACTTTATCAGGTCAGCTTTCTATTCAATGGATGGCTAACGAGTTCAATCGTTATATGAACAAGATTCTAAAGACTGAAGGTAAGGATTATGTTATTGCGATTGATACTGACTCGATCTATCTGACAATGGAAGACTTGGTTGAGCACTTTGCTGGTGAAAAAGATGTTGATGGTAAGATCAAGTACATGAACAAGGTATGTGAAGATATCTTCCAACCGTTTATTGACTCAACTTATCAGAAACTTGCAGAGTATATGAATGCTTTTTCTCAGAAGATGCAGATGAAGCGTGAAGTTCTTGCTGATAAGGGTATCTGGATCGCCAAGAAGAACTATGTTCTTAGCGTTCATAACTCTGAAGGTGTTCAGTATGCAAAACCTAAA